GAGTATTTGGCGATGGGTATGGTTTTGGGTGAACATTGTATTGAAGTACGGGCCGAGGTTATTGAAGATAGCCTTGGAGATTTACGACGATGTGGAGAGACAGACGCAGAAGGAGGCGAGGAAGACGGGAAGGCACAGAAGCAGTGCAGAGAAGGCAAAAGAATTTGATGTAGGAATGAGTGCTGCGTACAGGAATGAGAGGCTGGCGAAACCTCCTGTATTCAAGGTGGCGAAGTTGCGAGAGACGGCTTGGAGGGTAAGGAACGGGAGGGCGGCGCACAGGAGGTATACGGAACATATACCCTTAGAGGTTTGGAGTGAGGTTGCGTAATTATGGCTAGACGAATCAGGTTGGGTGGTACTGGGGGCATGGTACCTGGGAGAAGTGTTGTTCCTGGGAGACAGCAGCCGCAAGTACCTGTAACGGCGGTGCAGGGGAATGTAAGGGGGGTGCCTTCTGGGGCTATGGGTACGGGGGGTACTGGGGGCATGCAGCAGGGTGGGCCTATGTTGTACAAGCCCACGATGACGGCTCCCGTACAGGGCGGCGGCCCTGGTCCTGGGATGCCTACATACGCACCTGTGCCCCCGAGAGATCAAATCAATCAACCCGCAATTATGCCTTCGCGTGGCGGTGGGGGTATGAGGTACGGCTTTAATCCTGTACAGCAACGGCCTGTAGTGGGGGGAGTGCAGAACCCTTACAGCGATATGTTGCAGCAGAGGATAAACGCCGTAAGGAACAACGTAGCGATGCGAAGAGCGAACAGGATTTCGAGGCGCAAGCCGTATATGTTTTGACAAAGTAAGGAGACAATCTGTTATGGCTACTTCAACTCCGGGACCGCGAAGGCAGGCAAGACAGCAGACAAGAGCGCAAGTAAAAGAAATTCGTTCTGCAACCCCTAGAGGACAGATTAGGGGTGTAAGACAGGCGGCAAGGGGCGCAAGACAGACTTCACGCAAGGACGCCTATGCCAATGCGAAGGGCGTTGTGCAGGGAAATGTGGCGGCAAGAAAGGCGTATCGTAAGGGTGTGACATCAACGATACAGGCGCGGCCTGCGAGGGCAAAGGTTCGAACGAAGTAGAAAAGGATACAATGTCGAAGCGCGTAAAAGATACTTCTGCTTTAGACAGGCTTTCTCCTGAAAAGCAGAAGCTCGCCCTGCTTATGGAGTTGGAGCGAAGAGGCAGGACAGAGGGCTTGATACATCTGTATCCTGAACAGGGGCCTCTTTGCAGACAGAACTATCCTAAGCACTTGCAGTTCTTCAAGGCGGGAAGAAGGTATAGAGAAAGGGCATTTGTCGCGGCGAACAGAAGCGGCAAAAGTTACGGTACGGGGGGTTATGAAACTGCCCTTCATCTTACTGGTGCATATCCTGACTGGTGGGAGGGAAGAAGGTTTTCAAGGCCCGTGCGCGCAGTTGCCGCAGGCGATACGGGACAGACCGTGCGAGATATCGTACAACAGATTTTAATCGGTCCTCCAGGGGAACTAGGCACAGGGCTTATTCCGAAGGCGGCGATTGTAGGTCACAAGAAGAAACCCGGAAACGTGCCTGACGCGGTGGAAAGCGTAGTTGTAAAGCATCTTCCTACAGGGGGTAGAAGCAGACTACAGTTCAAGAGTTTCGATCAGGGAAGAAGGGCTTTCCAGGGCGTGGAATACGAGGTCGTATGGATGGATGAGGAATGCCCTCTTGACGTGTGGAACGAAGCTGTAATGCGAACCATGACTACAGACGGCATGTGTATGCTTACCTTCACCCCGTTGATGGGTTTGTCGGACCTTGTTCTTACGTTCATGCCGGAAGGAAAGTTCAACGACGAAAACAGCGGCAAGTTTGTAATCGGGGCTACCTGGGACGACGTACCGCACCTTGGGCCAAAGGAAAAAGAAGAACTCTGGAAATCCACACCCCCGCATTTGCGAGATGCAAGAAGCAAGGGCATCCCTCACCTGGGGGCCGGGGCGATCTATCCCGTACCGGAAGGGTGGTATGTCGTGGACCCCATTGAAATACCTCCTTACTGGCCTAGAGCATACGGGATGGATGTGGGTTGGAACCGTACTTCCGTGATATGGGGGGCTTTGGATAGAGAATCTGATTGCTGGTACATCTATTCGGAACATACCGTAGGGGAAGACAAGCCCCCAATGCACGCGGCGGCTATACTTGCACGCGGAAAATGGATACCCGGCGTGATAGATCCTTCCGCAAGGGGGCGCGCACAGCAGGACGGAGAGGAGCTGTTCAACGAATACTGCAACCTTGGGTTGGATATTTCCCCTGCAAACAATGCTGTGGAAGCCGGCATCTACGAGGTTTGGACTCGTTTGACTACGGACAGATTAAAGGTCTTCAATACGTGCAGAAGTCTGCTTGGAAATCTAAGAATCTATCGCCGGGACGAAAAGGGCAAACCGGTAAAGCAGAACGATCACGAATGTGACGCCTTGAGATATCTCATGATGAGCGGGAAGGACGTAGCCGTAAACGCCTATGCCGCGCAGCAGGAAGACGAAGACAACGAACGAAGGCAGTACGAAATGGAAAGAAGTTACACAAACCTTGTCGGGGGATATGGATAGTCTTTGAAAAAATAGAGTAATGCCGATTATCCGCAGCTAGCTACTGTGGAAAAATCAAAAAGGAGGCCACGCGGGGCCGCGTACTTGCGTGTTGCCTCCTTTTTTTTCGGCATCTTCAAAACAAAGAGGAACAAAAAGCGGATGACTGTGGCATATCTGGAGCAGGCCGAAGAACAGAGCACAAATACGCTCGACGAAACACGTACGCCTATCGAATGGATAAAGACATGCGTAGACCCCGACCTTACGGGTATGCCGCATCATAACGTTGCGGAACTGCTTACGGACAACGAGTTGATGCGTATCGGGCAGCTTGTCTGCTACAAGTACGAACTCGACAAGCAAAGTCTTGCGGATTGGAAAAACACAAACGAAGAGGCGGTGAAAATCGTCCGTCAGGTGTATGAAAGAAAGACATTCCCATGGCCGGGGGCGGCGTCTATCAAGTATCCGCTGATTACAAACGCTTGTATCATGTTTGCCGCCCGTGCTTATCCCGCACTTGTCCAAGGCAGGGAGGTGGTGAAGTGCTCGGTACAGGGCCAGGACGATTCGGGGCAGAAGAAAAACCGGGCGATCCGAGTCGGGGAACACATGTCCTACCAGCTCTTGCAGGAAATGGAGGAATGGGAAGAAGAACTTGATAAATTGCTGCATATCGTCCCGGCCATGGGAACCTGTTTCAGAAAGACCTATTTCGATCCTACGGAGCAAAGAAACAGATCGGACTTGGTACTTCCAGAAGATTTGGTTATGCACTATCAGACCCGTTCGATGGAGAAGTGCAGGTGCATGACGCATGTGTACGAACTTCGTGCAAACGATCTTTGGGAACGAATTGCTTCCGGTATATGGCTTAACGCGGAAATTCCCGTACAGGCAAACGAAGAACCCGAATCCACACAGATGGCCGAACCGCCGCATATCATCTTGGAACAACATTCGTGGTTTGATTTGGATGGGGACGGCTATCAGGAACCGTACATCATTACGGTACATCGAGATACGCAGAAGGTGCTGCGGATTGTAGCGCGGTTCGACGCCAAGGGCGTGGATATAGACCCTGATACGCGGTCTGTCATTCGTATCAAGCCGGTGCAGTATTTTACGAAGTTCGGGTTTATCCCGTCTCTTGACGGATCTGTGTACGATATCGGATTTGGAATGCTGATGTATCCGATTAACTCCGCGATCAACTCTCTTATCAATCAGCTTATTGACGCAGGCACATTGAACAACCTTCAAAGCGGATGGATTGACAGAAGCCTTAGAGAACGCAAAGGGCATCTTCCGTTTCAGCCTGGAGAATGGAGAAGTACGGATACGCGGGGCGGAGATCTTCGGTCGAAAATCATACCCCTGCCCACAAAAGAACCCTCCGGGGCACTCTTTCAGCTTCTCGGCTTGCTTGTGGAAGCAGGAAAGGAAATGGGGCTTATCAAGGACGTTTTGATGGGCGATCCTCCGGGCGGGAATACTCCTGCAACAACCGTGCTTGCCATGATCGAGCAGGGCTTGAAGACGTTTTCCGCAATCTACAAGCGCATCTATCGCAGCTTGTCGAAAGAGTACAAGAAGCTCTATCGCCTCAACTCGATCTACTTGGATGAGCAGGTGTATTTCACCCTGCTTGACGACCCGGATACGAAAGACATCGGCAGAAAAGATTACGCGCTCGACGATATGGACATTGTACCCATCGCGGATCCGACGATGGCAAGCGATGTGCAGAAACTCTCCAGGGCAAGCGCTATCGTGCAGCTTCTTGGACCGAGACCGAACGTCAACCAAGACGAAATCGACAAGCGTCTTGTCGATGCGCTGCAAGTACCCAACGCGGACAGGCTTATTATTCCTCCGGAACAAAGACAGCCGCAGCCGGACCCGAAGCTGCTTATCGAGCAGGCACGGGTGTCAATGGAGAAAGAACGTCTTGACCTTGAGTGGGCGAAGTTCGATTCGTCTCTTGAAGAACTTGCGGCGAAAATCGCAAAACTCGACGCGGATGCTGCAAAAAGCATAGCACAAGCGGAAGCTACGGAAGCAGGACCGCAGATGCAGCAGTACATGGCACAACTCAAGTCGATGACCGACGTGGCAAGAGAGCGTATTAAAGCAAGGAATTTGAGATTGCAGGACAAAAACGAGCAGGAAGCCAAGGCTGTTGTGCAGAGAAGACAGGCAGAGCAAGCGGCATTACAACAGCAAGGAGGGCAGATAGGTGAAAACGCTCCTTACGAAACATCAGGTGGCGGCCTGGAAGGGCCAGGAGGTAACGAAGGAAATTCTTTCCCGCCTGAGGGCTGAAATCAGGTATGAGGAAGAAATGTTGGGTAACGGAGGTACGGTGGATTTCACAAGCGCGGACGCAACGGCTCAAACAACGGCATACACATCCGGCAGGATTTACGGCCTGAAGTGGCTTGACGATTTTGAGGGAGATGCGAACGCAAACGAGGAAGAGAACCAGGGAGAGACAGACGATGGCTAGAAAGACAATCAACGTACCGCTGAACGCAGAGAACAACTCAGGACAAAGGCCGGTGGAGTACAAGGTTCTCATCAAGACGAACCAGGTGGAACGTACTTCGGACGGAGGTATTTACTATCCTGAGACAGTACGCGAAAAAGAAAAGCGTGAGCGCGTACACGCAATGCTTGTTGCCGTAGGCGGGCTTGCTTTCAAAGACCCTGATTGGGGAGATCCAACCCCGAAGGTGGGGGAAGTTGTTCAGGTACACAAGTACGCCGGGGAGAGATGGGAAGATTTCGGGGATGGGTGCGCGTACAAGATTATCAACGATAAGGACATCCTCGCCATCGTAGACAGTACGGAACTTGAGATAGAACTCGCAGACAGCGATCAGCCGGATCATGCCGGGGACGGTGTGTATTCGCATTTAAGGAGTGCCTGAGATGATGAATACGACAGAGCAAGCCGTGTTTGACGAAGTGGAGTTTGCCGAAGGCGTACCCAAGGCCGGGGCCGTGGAAGAACCGCAGGAGACGGAAACGGCTGCCCCTGCAAAACAGGAAACAAAAGAAGAACCGGAACCCAAGCAGGAAGAATATACTTCTGTAGAAAAGGAAGTAGTATCCGCAGAACCTACTGAAGCGGAAAAGAAAGCCGCAGAACTTGGATGGTCTCCAAAAGAACAATGGCGTGGAGATCCGGGCAAGTGGGTAGATGCGGAAACATACCTTGACAGAAGCGAACAGGTGTTGCCTCTTTTGAAAAAAGACCGCGAACGCCTGTTTGGAACCGTCGAGGAACTAAGGCAGCAGCTCAAGGACTTCCAGAAATATCATGAAGAAGACCGCGAACGGCTGAAGAAACGTGAATACGACAGAGCGTTGTCCGACCTGAAAGCGCAGATGAAGTCCGCCGTGGAAGAAGGGGACGTTCAGAAATACGAAACCCTTGAGGCAGATCGTGACAAGCTCGATAAGGAATACAAAGAAAGCGCGGAACAAAAGCCCGGTGCAGCAGATACGAAGGGTATGAGCAAAAACCTTCGTGAATGGGCAAACAGACCTGAAAATTCATGGTTTGGCAGAGACTGGGAAAAGACTCAATGCGCTTATGCGGTATCTTCCGGGGTGCTTTGGGAAAATCAGGACAAGGGATGGAAAGGGGATGAAATAGAGTTTTTCGAGGCTGTAGCGCGAAAAGCCGATGAAAAACTAGCTGAACTTAAAGCAAAGGAAGCCCAACAGCGGAAGAACGGTGCCACACAGAACCCGCGCAGAAGCGAACCTTCCGCCGTACAGCCTGGGGACACTCCGCGCATGTCGAGATCCACACGCACAAGAACTTACGGGGATCTTGACGCAGAGGCAAAAGGCACTTGCGACAGGCTTGTAAGGGCAGGGCTTATGACCCGCGATAAGTTTGTATCTGAGTATTTCGGCGATAACAAAGGCATTGTACTGGAGGACTGAGAAAAATGGATGAGGCAAGACCGAAACAGACGGATCCGAGAAAAGAACGCATTCCATTGGGAACAGGGAGACAGAAGCTCGTAACGGACCGGTTTTTAAACCCCGGCAAAGTGCAGCGATGGATAAACGACGATCCGGGCAGAATCGCACAGGCGCTTGAAGGCGGGTATACGTTTGTTACCGATCCAAACGCAAAAGTAGGAGAAGGGCCAGAAAACCAAAGAGACAGGAACACAGCGCATATTTGCAGAGGGGTCGGATCCAGAAAAGGAGGCGGCACGAAAAAAGCCTATCTTATGGAGATCGACCGGGATCTGTACGAAGCGGACCAAAGAGAAAAGGCAAGAGCGATTGACGAGACAGAAAGAACCATCAAACGCGGAGAAATCGCAGGAAGAAAATTCGGAACTGACGGGCAGTACGACACTGACATTAAGATCGAACATGGAATATCGAAAGGAAGCTAACAAATGGCAAACCAAACGAAACCGTTTGGCCTGCGTCCTGTACGGCACCTGAACGGAAGTCCTTGGAACGGGGCTACCGAACTGTGCTATATCAGCGGAAGCTATGCAACCGCGCTGTTTGTCGGGGATCCGGTCCAGTTGGATACGACCCTGACGGACAAGGACGATACGGCCATGCGAACTACCATCATCAAGGCCGGCGAGGGGGACGGATCTCTTGTCTACGGTGTGATTACGGGCTTTATGCCGTTGCAGACCGACCTCGCCAAGAACTACAACCCCGCGTCCACGGAACGGTACGCCTATGTGTGTACTTCCCCGGACGTGATTTACCACATCCGCGATTGCGGGACTACGGCACTTACGGACGTTGCGCCCGGTCAGAACGCGGTGTTTGAGACTGCAACTTCAGGAAGCACTGTTACGGGGCTTTCCGGGGTTGCGCTCGACACCACGGATGACCCGCCTGAGGCAAACGCTTCCAACCCGCTGCGGATCTTGAGGCTGGCAAACCTTCCGAACAACGAACTTGCTGCTTACGCTATTTGGGAGGTTATCATTTCACTGCATCAACTGAGGGCCGAAAGTGCTACCAACGGTATCCTCGGTGTGACTTCTGCCTAATGGGAAGGGGGTGAATAGAAATGGCTGTTATCACGACTGGAACCATCCCAAAGGCATTGACGCTTGAAGTCAGCGCGTGGTTTGGAAGACAGTATGCGGAACACATGAAGGAATATCCTGACCTGTTTGAACTTGATACCTCCGACCGTGCGTGGGAGGAAATCGTTGAGCTTACCGGGTTCGGGCTTGTTCCTGTAAAGGATGAAGGCTCCGCGATGACCTACGACAGCGAATCGCAAGGCATGTCGCACCGGATTTCTGCGGTGACGTATGTAAGCGGATTCATTGTGACCGAGGAAGAGCAGGAAGATAACCTTCATCCTATCGTCGGTAAGAGGCGTGCCAGGGCGCTTGCTTTTTCGTTCCGGCAGACAAAAGAGATTGTCGGCGCAAACGTGTACAACCGCGCTTTCAACTCTTCGTACACCGGCGGGGACGCAAAGGAGCTTTGCGCGACGGACCATCCGTGTTTGAGCGGAGATCAAAGCAACGAACTGAGTACGGCGGCAGACCTTTCGGGAGAGGCTGTTGAGGATCTTGTCATTCAGATTCACAAGGCAACGAACTCCAAGGGCCTGAATATCGCTATCAAGCCGCAGTCGCTTGTCGTTCCTGCGGATCTGTATTTCGAGGCGTGCAGACTGTACGACTCTGAAATGCAGTCCGGTACGGCGAACAACGATGTGAACGCGCTCAGGCTCAAAGGCACGTTCCCGAAGGGTGTGAAGGTAAACCATTACCTCACGGATACGGATGCGTGGTTTATCCGTACGAACTGCCCCGAGTCTCTGAAGGCGTACCAGAGGGTGCCTCTGAGTTTCAAGCCGGACGGGGATTTCGATACGGGGAATGCCAAGTACAAAGGTCGAGAAAGATACAGTTTCGGATGGGGCGATTTCCGTGGGGTCTATGGCTCACCGGGCGCGTAGTAGGTAACAGAATAAGCTGGTATAGGGGGGCATGATCCGCCCCCCTGTGCTGCTTCCACAACACACATTTCAACGGAGGTGGCTTTGAAATGGGACTGACAAACTTTCCTAACGGCATTTCCTCTTTCGGCATTCCTATCATGGGCAGCGGGGTTCCCGCTACCTTTGGGGATGTCTACTTTGTAGACTACCGAAAGGGGTCTGACGGCAACAAAGGCAAGAGCAAAAGCCGCGCATTCAAGACCTTGAGCAAAGCGTATGCGTCTGTTACCAGTAACAACAATGATGTCATCCTTATTGACGGTGATTCCGAAGTTGTTGAAACGGCAATGATCGACTGGTCCAAGAACAGGGTGCATGTGATCGGCTTGAACGGAGCACTCGGGCATTACGGCCCTGGCGCAAGGGTGAGTATCGGCGTGACGACGGACACCGCTGACATTGCTCTGCTTCAGGTTACGGGAGTGAGAAACACGTTTACAGGCATTAAGTTTGGGTCGAGCAACACACTGACTCAGGCGAAGTATTGCGTGGCGGATGCCGGAGAGTACACCAGATGGTGCAACTGCGAGTTTATCCACACAGGACAGGCGGCTGTGACTACTGCGGCTGAAATTCTGTGCAACGGGGACTCTTCGCAGTTCTACAACTGCACTATCGGCGGTACGGCATACACCGTTACGGCAACGAGCAACAGGGCTTGTCTGCTTTTCGACAGGGAGATCGTAAGCGGGAAGGTGGCGCGGGACAATTATTTCGAGAACTGCTTATTCTTGAGATGTACCTCGGACGCTGACAACCTGTTTGCCTATTGGACTGCGACGAACGATGCGGAACGGTTTGTGATCTTCAAGAACTGCATCTTCATCAACAACACTACAGGCGGTACAACGATGACCGTTGGGTTCAAGTCTGCCGTCACAAACGCGATTGTTCTGTTCAAGGACTGTGTTGTGACCGGTACGACAAACCCGATTGGAGATACAAACAATTCAAGTTTGTATATCTACGGGACCGTTGCAGACGGAAACACAACGATGGTGCCGGTGCAGGGACAGGCGAGTTGATATGGCTGCGGATGAAATCTATCAACGATGTGCGATTTGCGGCGGGGACGGTTTTGTGGAAAGCAACACTCCGGACACTCCGGGCACAATTACATGTTCGTATTGTTCGGGAAGCGGGTTTGTGCTGTTCGGCCGGGTCTCTGTAACGGATGCACTTACTGAAACGCTGGAGTCCGTGGAAAGTAAGATCGATAAGATACTTGAGACACTTCCGGATATATGCAAACACCCCGGCGGAGGACATTAAGGTTGATTTACGTATGAAGGAGAAGGGGGGGAAATGGGAAGATTATATGGTTCCTTCCCCCCCTCTCCGACATGCCCATTCTAAAACCAGAACAGAACGATACGCATGAAGGAGATTGCACAATGGCAGATACGGTAGCGATAAAGTACGTCTATCCGCCGAATTACGACACAACTTCTCCCCCCTCTGTAGGCGGGTCAAGGCGGTACGTTGTAAATCTCACAAACATGTCTGACGGAACGGGAGAATCCGCAGTCGCCAAGGTGGATATTTCCACACTGAGAATGCCTGACAACTCTACGCCGACAAGCGTTGCCGTGGAAAAGATCGAATATCAGATAGCAGGGTTCACCTCTGTTCTGTTGTACTTCGATCATACATCTGACGTGCTTATTGCCGCACTTCCGCCAGGGTCTGGGTGTCTGGATTGGACGAAATCAGGAGGTATGATTGACAATGGCAGCGGGGGCGCAGGAGATATTCTGCTTACTACGGAAGGTGCGGCGGTAGAAGCGGCGTACACGATAACCCTTACAGTGCGCCCGAAGGCATAACGGAGGATAACTGAACCATGAAGAAAATAATCTGCCTTGTATTGATCTTTCTCGGCGCAGCGGTGGTAATGGCTCAGGACTACCAT